AACACTTTATCGCTTATGAGATGTGGTGTCTCAGATGACGACATATTAGAGAAATTTGATATGGTCGCCGGTGGAGATGATGATCTTGACTCATTTCCTGATGGATTTAATACTGATCAGTATTATCAAGAAATCAGAGATATGGGTATTGATGTGCAACCTGAAAACATTACTACAGGGTTGATTGGTAACGAATTTTATTCGAATACTTTTCAACTTGATAATAATGGTTTAGTTACATTTCATCCTGTTAGATTTACTAAGCATATCTACAAATTGCGGTTAAATAAGCTCGAGGATTTACCTCAAGCACTTAATTCTCATATGCAGAATTATTGTTGGTGTCCCAAACAATTCAAATTGTTTGACCAAATGTATAGGTACGTCATAAAGAAATATGATTTACCTGACGTTGGTTCACGTACAATGATTTATTGGCGTTATAAGAATAAAGGCTTGGAAGTTCCGAGTTCTTTATAACTTGTTATGGTTTATATATTGTATATATGTATATTTGTATTATTTCATGGGTGGATGGTCGGCGATAAAACGTTCGAAAATCGAACGTGTTATCTTTATTTAAACTGGATTTCACCACAAATTACTGTGGTGCTTACTGGTCTGACGGTTACTTTCAATCTTCAGTTGCTAACGGCAAACGAAGACCTGTTAACCGCCTTGATTCTACTTGTCAACAACACGATAGTGCATACGCTCTCGCTGCTGGTGATACAGAAAAATTAGATAAAGCAGATTTGGAATTTTGGCAACAAAATTTCTTATCTACTGATCATCCTATCCGTGGAACTGTATATAGTTTATTAGTTTATTACGGTAATAAAACCACTAGAAATATGAATCCTTTATCTGGACCTGTTTATGATTATTTAACAGCACCTATTTCGGCTCCTTTGAGTAATCCTTATTTTCACTCAAATCCAGCTAATAAGAAGAAGAATGAGTTAAAAGATATAAACAAGCCTTTAAATGATAAAGTCACATATGCTCCGGTTTCTACCCCTGATAAACCTGTCGTTTACGACCCACCTGTAATGAATGAGACCAAGAAGGTCACATTACCGGCGGTGAATATGGATAAGTATAACCCAAA